ACCATGACGGTTCGAGTCCGTCCTCGGGCACCATGAGTGAAAAAAAGCCCTTTACGAAGGGCTTTTCTTTATCTTCACCTCAGAGTGGTTACCATTTCGGTTACCAAAATGCAAATTAGGCAGTTCTGTGACCACCGCAGCGACCGAAGTTTTCGAGGCGTGGAGATAGGTTTTCGTAGTTTGTGTGATACTCGAATGCCCCAAACGAGCGGATACAGCACTGATTGGGACACCACTATCCAGTAATAATGTGGCGTGGGAATGGCGCAAATCATGGAATCGGATCCGTTTCACACCGGAATCCTTCACCGCTTTGTTGAAACGCTGCTGAAGGGTCGTATTGGGGATTGGCTCTTGCCCGCCGAACATGAACCAGTTTTCATTGTAACCGACAACCATCTTTACGAAAGAAAGCAATCGTCGTAGCTCTGCGTCACAATAGGGGTCGGTGTTGATCCGACGGGTGCTGTTCTTTGTTTTGGTGGTTTTCAGTTGGGCGCGATCGCCTTTGATCTTCCCAGGCGCTGCTTTCCGGATCGCGAAGCACATGTCCTGGTAGTTCTTCCACTGGATTGCCTTGACCTCGCCCCGGCGCATACCGGTGGACCAGGCGGTTAGAATCAGTGCTTTGACGTAACGATCCCGATCTGTCTCTTCCGGGAGATCCTCGTAGATTCGTTGAAATTCTTCCGGTCCGATGACCTTGTAGACTTCATCGGAATCGATGTCGCCACCAAAGACTTCCTTTAAGGATCGGAGGTTTAGGGACGGATCCCGGAGATAGTAGGTAGACGCCGCGAACTTGAAGATAGCGCATAGCATCTTGATGATCTCGTTTTTATACTTAACGGAGTAGTTCGAGTCGACGATCTCATTACGCCACTTATTCAGGACGGACGGCGTGATGGCGTCGACTTTTTTGTCTTTCAGGGAAGCCATGAAGTGATCCACCTTATAGACGATCGCTTCAAGTGTCGAAGGCTCGACGCTTCCTTCCTTACTGTCGATGTACTCCTGGGCGAGATCCTTGAACTTCATCGAAGCCGGATTGTCATTGTGGCTAAGAAGCATTTGTGCCTCCCACTTCTTGGCCGATTTTTCGGAAGGGAATCCACGCTTAGTTAGTGGTCGGCGTTTACCGTCGATCACTCGGTTGACGAAACCTCTCCACGTCCCATCTTTTTGTTTGACTGGCATGCCAATTCCTCCTTTACTTAAAACTACTCCAATTTACATTAGACAGAGTTGAATTCAAGAGCAAGGTTTACAAGTGTTCCAAAATCTGGACACGACCTAAATTCTGTCGATATGGTACTTAAATCGACTGTGAAGACGAGTAATATTTAGGTAAAGCTGTGGGGGCAAAAGCTGAGAGTAAGAAAACAAGAAACAGGCTTGATTAAAGATATTGAGTACACTCGTCAACTAACTCTCGAACATTCAAATCTAGAACACCACACAGATCGCTTAAAACGTCCATATCGATCTTGTGTCTGCCGGTCTCCCAATTGAGAATCGTCTTACGACTTTTTCCCATCTTCTCCGCAACATCTTGCAATGAGTAATCCTTTCTGATACGTGCGGAATGCAATCGATCTCCTAATTCTTCGTAGAACCGTGCAGGCATATGTTTTTACCTTTCATTGTACATTTTGAACAATTTTTGTTCTGATTATATACTATACCCCAGAAAGAAAAAGTCAACAGATATGTATAAAAAAACTACACAAAACTGTTGACATCCCTATATTTATCGATTATCATCAAATCAACAGCGTAGAGAAAAACTACACAAAAGGAGGATAGACAATATGGATGGTATGTACACCATTGAACAAATCCGGGTAAAACTGGGCTATTCCAAAAAAGAAATGGCTGAGAAACTTGGAATCCATTATCAAAGTTATCGCAATAAAATCAAAGGCATTCATCCGTGGAAGGTAGACGAAGTCGCCACAGTGTCGAAAATTGCGAACATCGCAATGGATAAAGTTGCATACTAATTTTTTTATCCGATAAGTAGAGGAAAACTACACAAAACATTATGAATTCGATATGTAAATCAAAAATAAGGAGGAAAACATGAGAAAAAGAGTCACATCGATAGATAAGAAGTATAAGTTGCTTCAGCAGAACGACTTGACGATCAACGATATCATGGATCTATGTGAGATCGGGCGCACTGGAGTTATGTCCCTTAGAAGAGATATTGAAAGCAAGATTGCCCCGTGTACTTTGCCTGCGAAAATTCCAACTTGGCTTGTAGTCAAGCACAAGCCTATCAACATCGATTACATCATAGGACTATATCAGCTTACGACCGAAGGAGAGAAGCATGCTATCAAAAATCACAGTAATCGCTAAAACAGCAGATGGCGCCATAAAAGTCATCCAAGAAATGAAGAAAGCTCACCCGGAGATTACATCAATCGAAGTCAGAATAACACAAAAAAACGTCGCTACAAACGGCGCTTCAAAAGATCGACTAACCAACTTGAATATATCTGAGGCAGCCACTCTTGCATCACTTAAATGCATGCATATGCAAAGAGAAAGTCTTCCAGAAGTCAAGATAGAGCCAACAAACTCAGATTGGTGTTGTGCAATATCAGGTATAGATGGAACTAATAGAGTAAGAGGATGGGAACCAAGTCTCGATGACTTAATTGCGATTGACTGGATGATCGTGAACTAAATCCAACTCCTAAGTTCCTTTAGGAATTCATAAGTCCTGACGAGAGCAGTATTATTCTCAGCATCGGATATTGCATTCAAATCTAGCTCAGTAAGGTAGATTTTGTTGCTAGCCCAAACATTTGTGACTAAACCATCCTTACTAAGTTTCCTAAACGCATCCAAAATGAATTCTTCATCTTCAGTTGGGAAAGTTTGCGTTATCGGTTTCCGGCCAAAAAACAGTTGGTGATTTGTTGCGTTTGCACTTTTCATCCAAGACAAAGTTTCGTTTGAAAGTTCTGTTAGTTTCATAGCTTCACCTCCTTCCTAAACACCAACTTAATTAAACACCATGAAAGGAGCATTATGCAACAACTCGAAATCTTCAATTTCCAAGAGAAAAACATTCGGACCGTCGTCATCAACAATGAGCCGTGGTTCGTTCTCAGAGATGTTTGCGAAGTATTAAGCCTGACAACTCCATCAAGAGTATCTGAACGGCTTGATCCAGACGAGGTGAGTCTAACTCATATCGTCGATTCTAAAGGTAGAAAGCAAAAAACGAATATCGTCAGTGAGTCCGGCTTATATGCAGTTATCCTTCGGTCCGGCAAGGAAGAGGCCAAAGAGTTCAGAAAGTGGGTGACGTCTGAAGTATTGCCGACGATCCGCAAAAGGGGGATGTTCCTGACGGTGGAGATGGTCGAGAAGACTATTACGGATCCTAACTACGTTCTTGGTGTTCTTCAGGCGTATTCAGATGCCAGGAATGAAATCTCCATCAAGGATCAGATCATTGGTGAACTTCAACCCAAATCCGATTACCTGGATGTCATCCTTCAGTCCCAGTTGACCATGACCATCACGCAGATTGCAAAGGACTATGGAAAGACCGCGATCGAGATGAATCAATTGCTCCATGACCTGAAAGTACAATTCAAAGTGAATGATCAATGGGTGCTCTATCAATACCACCAAGCCAAAGGATATACGCGATCCGTCACAGTGCCTATTACGCGAGGTGACGGTCGGCCGGATACGAAGCTCAATACCCAATGGACGCAGCGCGGCAGAGTATTCCTCTATAACTTGTTGAAAGAACACAATATCCTACCGCTGATCGAGAAGAAGCGAACATGAAGCCTCTACCAAACTTCATTATTCTCTCTCAGAACCATGATCGCTATGAAGTGCTCAGATATACGGATTATGGGAAGATCGCATTACTAAAGGGGCGTGACGAAGTATCGCCGTTTGTCCTGGCGACTGAGCTTCATGTCTTACCCAACGGATCCTATGCCTGGAATTCAAAGATTTCATTTTCTGAACAGCGAATGGCGGTTCGAGAATTTGAAAATGAAGCGCGGATCTTCCGCGAAAATAATCAAGGAGACAAAAATGAGAAATCAAAATTCGTCCGCTAACCTAAATCAACCACGGCCAGTAAGACGTTCAAAAGACCAAAGGATGACCATGGTCCTGATTGCATTTGTTCTCTTCAGTGCTTTCACGCTATCCATGTCAACGTTGATTCGCATCAATCTTGAGCAGCATCTCCAATCTACGTTGCTTGAACTCGAAAACATTCAGGAAGAGAATGATTCACTCTGGAGCACAGTCATCGCTCTCCAGTCCGAAAACGATGAATTGAGTGCAGAAAACAAGGCAATGCTTCTCTTGTGGCAGAATCAAGAACCTGAGACACGTGAAGTCTGTTCGACCTCCACTTTTAAGTCCTGGATGGATTTTCGGGCAATTACTTCAAAATCTTCGGTCCAGTATAAACTCCAGCAATCAGCCACTACAGATAAGAACTACGGATTCAGGATGATCGATGGCAACATTCTCGTCGCGATGGGACCTCAATACGGACCTGTCGGATCGAAATAATTCATTCAGTTCGAAGATGGGAAAGGGATCAATGCCAGGATTGGAGATATCAAACATCAAGGTTGCACATCCGATGATGGATCCATGATCGAGTTCATAGTCGATTCAAACACATTACCAAAGTTTCTGAAGACATCCGGTAACTTCAATCAGTTATTCCACGGGTCCATTTCAATGATCAGAGAAGTGAAATGAAACCGATCCTGTTTAACACTGAAATGGTGAGGGCAATCATTGACGGTCGCAAGACGGTCACAAGGCGAGTGATTAAAGTTCCTACGAGCTATGACAAAATAGGGATTAAAAAGAATAGTAAATCGGTAATGTTTGATGAATGTGGTGAATACATGGTCAATCGAGAAGAAAAGTACTTTTTCTTAAGCGATAAATGAAAAGAAGTCAAGTTTCCGTGTCATATCGACGACATCCTATACATCCGCGAAACGTGGCAAACGTGGTACGACGAAATCGTCGATGTAATGAAGTATTGCTATTACGAAGATATGATTCGTAGAAATGTTGTGTTCACTGAAGAAGAAGATGAACCAATTAAATGGAAGCCATCAATCCATATGTCCAAAGAAGCTGCACGAATTTTCTTGAAAGTCACCGGTGTAAGGGTTGAACGACTGCAAGCCATCAATACACGTGACCACAACGAACTGTTTTGGAAAGGCTACCCATATGGGTTTTCAGATCATGAAGGGATACCACCAATTCAATTATTTGAAAAACTATGGGATTCAACAGTAAAAGACGATCAATACAAGTGGAAATCGAATCCCTGGGTATGGGTGATCGAATTTGAACGATGTGAAAAACCGGAGTTTGGTAATGACTTCGATAAAGGATAGAAAACAAATGATAATGCAAACCAGTGAACCAATTAACATGGTCAAGGAGGTTAACTCATGAAGACATTCAAAGGCAAACGGTCATTGGCCGAAGTGAAGATTTTACTTCGAGAACGTGGCTACAGTATTCCGCGTTCAAGCCAGGAACAGTACAACCAAGGCAGCGATTGGATCCTATTTATCGGAAAGAAAGATCGCATTCTATATAACACGATCGCCGCCACCTTCACGGTTTTCGATTTGAAGACGGACGAAGTGCTTGGGACGCATCTCAGCACACATCTTGAGAGTGAGACATGGTACCTGGATCTGTTGAATACGTTTTATATCGAATCGGAGGAAACCGAACATGACGCGTGAAATCGAAGACCAGAACAATCTGATCGAGACGTTGAGAAATCTTCGGAAGGCTGATGAGGAATGCATCAAGCAACTGATCGAGACTGTTAAGGAGAGAGATGCGGTTATCTACAAACTTCGCCGGTCCTTTGTCCGCCAACAACTCATTCTACTTGCGAAACGTAATATGAAGCCGCTTGATCAAGTGAAGTTCGATGCCGTCGATTACATTCTCCTAAAGACGTGTGGAATCGATTCCACCACCGCCGACGTCTTAGCCAAAGAGATCATTGAAAATCTGACGGAGATGCCTTGATCGATGAACAGATCCGAAATGACAAACCAACTGGATGAATTCCTCATCGAACTGAAGTATCAGGAGAAGTCGGATCGGACACTGGCCAAGTATCGAAACAATATCAAGGGGTTCATTGAATTCATCCAGCACGAAAAGGACATCTCGAAAGACGATGTTCTTTCATTCAAGAGAAAACTCACCTCAGGTGACTACAAGCCATCCACGATCAACTCCTATATCGTCGCGGTGAACAAGTTCATCCGGTGGTGCGGGGAAGAAAATCTCTCTGTCAAGAAACTGAAGCAGCAGCAGAAATCAAGCCTGGAAGATGTGGTGTCACCAAACGAATATAAACGGCTCCTACGCTTCGCAAAACAGTTAGGGTATGAAGACATCTACCTCATCATGAAAATCATTGCCTCGTCCGGGATACGCATCAGCGAGCTGGATTACTTCACGGTCGAGAACGTGAAGAAATTCTATATCCATGTGCGCAATAAAGGGAAGGACCGCGACATCATCCTGATCCAAGACTTGGCGCGCGAATTGAGAAAGTATTGCCGGGATCGTCATATTGTGGCTGGTCGAATATTCCAGTTTCATCAACGGACGATCCGAAAGCGCATGAAGAAAGTCGCCGGTGCCGCGAGGGTGAATTTGAATAAAGTTCATCCTCACAGCTTCCGTCATCTCTTCGCAAAATCCTACATGGAGGAGTTCAACAACGTCCTGGAACTGGCCGACATCCTGGGGCATTCCAGTCTTGAAACAACGCGGATCTATACCCGATCGACCAGTGCCGAAAAGCGTAAAAAGATGGAAGAAATGGGTGAGAAAAAGCCTGAAAAAAGGGGTCGATAATTGCAAAAAGTATCCCTATCAAAAAAACGTTCTAAAAGCCCATGAAATAAGGCTATAAACATCGTTTTGACAAGGGCCGATAATATTAGGGTTATCGCTCCACCGAAATAGAGAAAAAAAGGGGTAAAAATGGACGATCAAAACAATCAAAACCAAGAGCTTCCATCACCAAAAAAGAAAGGTCGAAAGCCGCTTGATGAATCCGAAATAAAGATTAGTGAAGAACGTAGGGTCCAGTTGGTTCAAGAAATGGAAAGCTATCAATTCCGGTGGAAGGATCTCGCGCAGAAGTGCGAATTGGATTATTTCATGCTGATGCTTCATAAAAACGGGCGCGCAAGAATCACAGAGAGAAAATGGCAACTCCTCCAAAGAGCGCTTGACTTCATGATTGCGGAAGCACCGGTCCAGAAATATGTCTTGGAAATGCTTGAGCGTAACGGATGTACTGTCATCAAACACAATCGAATACTCGGTCAAGAAAAGGGTTCAATCAAGCAACTGGACATACTTGGGATA